CAGAAATAATTTCCATGCCATTTGATAGTTGTAGAATCTTAATCATTTCATCTCACTTTCATATTTTTTGCACTTACATTGTCCAAGCAATAAACAAAATTTCATCGCTGTATCGTAAATACAGTATCGTTGATTAAAACTTGTATTCGATTTGTCCTTGGACTTCTTCGATTTCAAGTCGTTTTTCTTTGATGGTATGGTCATCTGATCGTATCTTTCCGTTTGGTGTAAACTTCCAATTTTCTCCACTGCATCCAGTTAAGAGGAAAAATGCAACGCAAATCATAGCAAACCAAAAAAGAAGTTTGATTAGCAATCCTGGAGCATATGCTGCACAGAGTAGTATTGCTATTGTTATAATAAAGTATGTTAGTTCCATATCAAAAGAGAGGGGATTTCTCCCCTCTCAACTCCTATTAATTATTGACCATTAGAGACGAAATCGTTAAGCAGTTTTGCTTTACGAATAATTTCTTCTTCTGATGGAAATGGGATGTGTGCTGGTGTTTGTGGAATTTCTTTTCCATTAGCACGAGCAGTCTCTACGTCTTGGAACCATTTATTATCTGAAGCAGTACGCTTAGCATAACAATCAGATTCCAACATGTCTTTCGCCATTTTTAATAGGTCGAGACGGATTTCGAAAGGTGACATATTTGTCATAATTTACTCCTAGTGTGTTGTGTGTGTTAAAATGTAGTGAGACCATCTCACTACAATATACATTATACTACATCATTTCTTGCAAAACAACTATGGGGGATTGCTCCCCCATAGAATTTAGTATAATTATTTTACTTCAACTTTTTTAGGTTTCTTGTGCTCAGGAATAATCTTCTCTAAAGCAACTTTAAGAATACCATTTAAGTATTCAGCATTGTCGATCTCAATATGATCGGACAAAGTGAAAGTACGTTTGAACGCACGATTTGCTAAACCTTGGAATAGGTATTGCTCATCTGCTTTTTCTTCGTCTTCTTTTACTTTACCTTCAATGATCAGTTTGCCATCTTCCATCGTTACTTCGATGTCGCTTTTTGCAAAGCCAGCAACTGCCATTTCGATAACGTATTTGTTTTCATCCACTTTCTTAATGTTGTAAGGTGGATAGTTAGGGATGTTCTTAGCAATCGTATCATGCATTTCGTGCATACGTGCTAATTGATCATCGAACCCAACCCAAAGACGATCAAAGTCTTTAAAATTTCCAAAAATGCTAGGGAGTGTCATATTATTTTACTCCTTTCGCAAAGTCAGATACGACTTTATCTGCAGAACGTGCAGTTGCTTTCGCAAATGCAGTGTTTGCATCAATTTGATCGTGTGCTAGTGATTTGAGATTGCTGTCGAAATAGAATTTTTCGACGAAGTCTTTTGCAGCAGTTGAAATGCTGTCGAGTGTGTTGTTGATAAAGTTCAACATAGTATTGCCTCCTTATTAAGCAAGGTTGTTTATAAAAACCAGACCCACTAGGGCATCTGGGGTTTGC